CTTGCATCACCTATCTGAGTTCCTGTTCCACTGGTAGCATTGTTTGTTGATCCCTTTCTTTGATCAAATAGAGCAATAGTTCCAGTTCCATCTAAACCAATCTTTGGTGTTCCAGCAGCACGGTTAACTTGGAATAAATTACCAAGTCTGAATGGTACTGAACTATTTTCAATTACTTTCTTATCTCTTGGTTTATCTAAGTCTAATATTGTTGTAGCTGGTCTTTCAATATCATATCCTCTTACATATGCCTTTCCGGGTGATACTTTAAGTGCTAATAAGTTATCAGAAGGTGTTTTACCTTGATCAGTTGTTTCATTAGATGTAAATACACCCTCATTTGATAAACCATCATTAAGAGATTCAAATGCATTTAATTGGAAGTTTTTAAGTGAGTAGTTTCCAGACTCCTCAAAAGTTCTTTTTGCAAAGTAGTCTCTAATTAAAGAATATTGTGTGGAATTTTGTAATTTTTTAAGTTCACCATCATCAAGACGAATTAATTCAATAAAATTCTTATCATTAAAATCTGTTAATGATTTTTTGGTTAGTTTTGTAGATATTTTTAATCTATCTGCACCGGGAGCTGCAAAGTTTGAAAATCCTCTTGCATTATCATTCAATGATGAGTCTGAATCAGCATTTACTAATTCTTCCTGTACAAATAAACCAACTCTATATGATGGGTTATTTGTATATGGATCAAGAACTAATTTATCAGCAGAAACGTTAACAAAATGACCACGAATGAAGAATACACCATCTGCAATAGATGCCTTACATCCTGTTTTACAAGCATCTGCCTCTATAAGGGTAGCCACAGAGTCTCCAGCATTAACTGGAGTATTTCCATACACAAATCCCTCATCAACAAGTAAATCCTCTCCATCCTCTAAGAATGAGACTGAGTTGTTACTACCAGAATCAATATATTTGATAAAGAATGTTAAATCTGTAATACCAGTTGAATCATTTGGAAGAGCATAATCATCAACAAGAACTTTGATGCCACTACTTTGTCCTGTTAAGATTTTGCCTTTTAAACTATCAACATATACTGAAACTGCAACACCTAAATGATTTGAGTCTAATTTTATTGAAAAATACTCTGCATCATATGATATGTTTCCGGGAATCACCATTGATCCCTCTTTAAACATATGGCTACCAAAAGATTCAATCTGATCTTGTAAGATAGATTGAAGTGTGGTTAGTTCTCTTGCTTGTACGGGTTTTCCCGGATTAAACAAGACCCTATAGAAATTATTATCCTTTTTGAAATCGTCGAAATAAGGACTTATATTTAAATTCGTTTTTTGTGGCATTTTTTAGAATTCCAGAATGATTTTTACGTCTTCTTTTTGTCTTGCGTTTCTTGTAATAGTCGCCCTATTGTCAATGTAGATTATATCACCTGACCCTTTATTTATTTCAGGTTCAGCAAGTCCATTTGTGAAAGTCACACCTAAACCTACATTCTTAGTACCAACTGTGGTAATACCTGAACTAAATGTAGTCTCAACAGATCCGGAGAATCCACTTGGAGCAGTTATTGGGTTTGCAGTTGATTGAAATGCAAACTTCTGTCCCAATGTAGATATACCAACATAATCTGTTTGATCTTCACCATTACCAAAATAGAGTGATCTATCTTGGAAGTATTTCAATACTTTAGTTTCTTTATCAAATGATGCAACATAACCAACAGCTGTACCTCCGGTGACAGATTGACTAATCTTTTCACCGATAGTTGGAACTGATGTTGTAGTTGATGGAAACTTAATAGAGTTAAGTGATGAATAAGAATCACTAAAGTAAATTGATGTCGTTCCAACTGATGTTGGATTTTTAACTAGTTCGACTTGAGCAAATTTAGTATCAAACGGAAAATCTTTGTTGTCTCCCCCAAATCTTGCATAACATAGAACTCTATCTGTACCTAATTCTTCATAGACATTAAATCCATGACCTTTTGAAGGTGGTATAATTGGTATTAATTTTGCTTTGATAGAGGTATTCGCATTGATAGTTCCTAAATCAACAATACCGTAAGTATATCCTTTACCACCAGCAGATATGACAGCGTTTGTAATCTTACCTCCGACTACATCAACTACTACCTTACCTCCTGTACCATCTCCTAGAATATTAAATTCTTGGCCAACTCCCCCTGAATATCCATTACCTTGATTATCAATATAAACTTTCTTAATTTGGTTATTGTTTAAATCAGAATCACCATTTTCACGTACTGCTTGAATTGTAGCATCGTTAGTTGTTGTCCAATCATTTGGAACTGCAATAAACTCAGTTGAATCAAATTTAATAATATCACTTGGTGACACAGTATACAGGAACTTCCAAATATAACCATCTCCACTCTCTCCAGCTCTTGATGGTTCTAAATCTGTAAAGGTTGGTTGATCTTGTGATGCATTTCCAGTAGTGTTGATACCTGATGAACCGTTATCAATACAAATGTATACATTAAAGTTTTCGTTAATTACATAATATCTTGAGTCATATAATCTTGCTGACTGAGTTACCGGTGAAGGTGAATCAATACTATAGTCATGACGATACATTTCATATCTTGTTCCTTGTGTCCAATCGACCTTTCTTATCAATCTTCTTACATTCTTACCAGTAACTCTTTTACCAAATAAAGTAGTATCACCAATATTGTTGTTATTATTGATATTATCAACAGGATTAGGAGTGCTTGTATTCCATGTAGAAGTTCTACCAAACCCCACAATTGTTGGATTGGGCAGACCTAATGTAACATAAAATGAATTTGATGGATCAGTTCCTCCTATCCCAGTAACCGTATCAACAAAGTTACTTGCATTTAATATTCTAAACTGATCAGTGACTACTGCTGGCATTTTATCGCTTTTTTTCTATATTTATACGTGAAACTATCAACTTAATGTTTTACGGACTGCACCGGTATCACGAAGACCAAATACTCTCCTTTGAATTGTTGGGAAAGTTGATATTCCTGTACCTGTTGAAAGTCCAACTGTATGACCTGTTACACCAATTGAAATTGGTTCTGGCCTACTAAACGCACCTGATGAATTAAAGAATCTACCCCATGAGAATCGACCATTATACCCACCATTTGCGGTGTGTGATGCAGTCAATCCTGCGTGAACAGTTCCTGAGTGAATATTCGTGACTATTTCAGCATTTTGTCCACTCTTAGTAATTGATTGAATAATATAAATGTTATCTGCAAATAGTGTTCCAACACCAACAATATCATTATTGTTACCACTTAAGTTAATTGAGGTTACTCCATTACCAACTGTGGTATCAAAAATATAAATTGGATATCCAGCCTGAAGATCATTAAAGTTATCAGAAGTTCTTGCAAGACCAATTCTAAGACCTAATGTTGATACTCCTACAGTTGTTGTAGTAATACCTGTTATTATTCCAGAGAATCCTGCAACCTCTTTAATATTAGTGATCTCTTCAGAAATCAATTCAGGGAAAGGTGCAAGAACTATTGGTGGATTTGCAGTTGTATATCCAAGACCAATATTATTTACTGCTACTGATGCAATTGATCCGTTAGTAATCGTTGCAGTTGCAGTTGCAAATGTAGATACGCCTACTTGAGCAAATAATGTGTTTGCCACGCCTACTGGAGCAGCAATTGATACACTTGTTGTTGATCCTACATAACCACTTCCACCAGATACAACTGTGATAGCAGATATAGTTCCTCCAGCAGATACTGTTGCAGTAAGAGCAGCAGCAACTGGATTAACGTTATTGATTAATAGTCCACCAAAACTATTAATGTTAATGCTTGAATGATCCTCTTCATATTCAAAGAACTGTGCATCATCAACAAATATATTTGTTCCTGCAGCCGTAGCAGTTGAAATATTACCAATGATTCGTGCAGTTGGGAATATAAGTGGTTCAATCGAATCTCTTGCTTTAGATACAACATCACCTCGTATAATCTTATCAACTTTTTGTTTCTTCCAGTTTACAATTGGTTTAAATGTATTTTGGTTAATACCTGTTCCAGTGTAAATTTCAGTTTCAAATGTATCTGATGTAGTAATACCTATTACAGTTCTTTCAGATTGTCCTAAATCACCTGATATTGAACCAACTTCAATAATATCACCAGCTTTCAATGTTTCTTGAACATCTACTGTAACTGTATCTGGGCTAGATCCTCCAACAGATCCTTTGTAGAAGAAGATTGCAACGTCATCATCAGCACTTGGTGCTATTGAGAATGCAAATGTAGTACCACCATCAAATGTATATGCTACACCGGGTTCTTGTAATACACCATTCACATAGATCATAAGTAAATTACGCATAATAACCAATGATGACTGAGCATTTGCTCCATCAATCTCAAAACTTAATAGTTCACCATTTACTTTGATTGGGAATCTTTTTCTTACACCATTTTGTAAGTTCTTAATAGGATCAATGAAATCAAACTCACCAAAGTCCCAAGATGAGAAGTTATCTGTAAATGTTTCAGTAACTGTTAATTCAAACTCATTAACTCTATTAGTTAACTGTCTATCAGTAACTAAACCAACAACTTTAAATACATCTCCTTTCTTAAATCCAAAACCATTTCTAGTGACCTTAAATGATTTAACTGTATGAAGTGTAGATCCTACTCCAACTGTTGAAGCAGCACCAACATCTACAGATATCTTCAATCCTAATCCAGTATCTGTTGTAGCACCAATTCCTAGTCTTGATACACCGACTACCTCAAGATTTTCATAAGTTGGTGATGGTATATTGATTCTTGGATTAACGTAACCTGTACCACCATTTGCAACAGTAAATGCTAATGTACCACCGGCACCAACAGTTGCATTAACAACTGCACCTGTACCAGCACCACCACCGGGGCCAACGTTTATAGTAATTGTATTAGTTGTTTTAGCAGTAATAGTTGTTTGAATACCAGCAACGGGATCACTTCTTGTTCCTTGTGCAGTAACGGATACTGAACGAGGATATGGATGTAATGTTTGGAAATTATCCTTAGAGCATCTGAATACTAAACCACCAGTATCAATACCAACTGTATCACTTGTAGTTAATCCATGATTTGGAATGGTTATCACTAATACACCAGTATGAGATGTATAAACTGCATTTGTGGCAGTGAAAGCATCACCGGTACTGAAATTACTCTTTCTTATTGATCCGATACCAGAACTTGCAAAACGATGTTCATAAGCAATATCAGTAACACCGATTGAAACTGATCCACGATATCCAGATCCTAATTGATCAGTTGCACCAGCACCAACAGATGTAAGAACACCATTTGCATTCTTAACCACTGTCACAGCAGCACCTACAAGAGGAGCAACACCTAAACCACCAGTTGATCCAAGTGAAACTATCATTCCACCTCTAGGTAACTGATTTAAGTTAATATCAGATTCACTAACAATTTTTGAACCGTCTGTAGATGTAATACCTGTAAATACGATTGTTGTAATACCTGCACTAGCATCTGAGATATAATCATAATTATTTCCTTGATTATTATCTGTTGTTGGTGTTTGGAATATTCCATTTAGAAGAACAATACTACCACCAGTTTGAATACCAGTTGTATTTGCTCCACCAACTTTAACTATGTGTGTTGCAGCAATTCCAGTAAATCCATCTGATATATCATCAAAGATTCTATTATTTGTGTAATCATTTCTAAGATAGACTCTACCGTGGAAATCAGATCTTGGGAATGGTAAACTTGATGGATCTTGTGCTGCAAAGTTTGTTCCTTTAGGAGCATCTGTAAAGTGTATTTTACTATCAACTATATTGAATGATCCCTTAAATTTGCGAATCGCAGTTGAATCATTATGTGATGCTGCTGTACTTCCTAATGATCCTCTGTCAACACCAACTAAGTTTAATGCACCGTTACCAGATATTGGGCCAAGTGCAGTTGTTCCAAGACCAACTGAAGTAACTTTCATCAATTCAGTTCCAACTTCTAATATATCTCCTTCAATAATTGATGAAATACCAGCAACACTAAAGATTGCATCTGATGCTGAAATACTACCACCATTATTTGTAACTGTAGTATTAACAGGTGTAAATGCTATTGGTGATTGTATTAATCCATCAACATTTATCAAACTCTTCTCAAGTTTTTTGGTCATTTCAAGTTGATGAGCATTTCCT